ATTTCTTGATTACTGTTAACTAATGCTTGTAGTGCTTGTGTAACACTCTTACGCTGTGCATGACGTCCAAAGCTACCTGATCCATCTGCTTGATTACCTGAGTCAGTAACCCAACGATGTGGATAGTAAGTTGACATTGATTCGTCATCGTTGCGCTCATTTAAAGCTGCTGTATCAATGTAGTTGCGCTCAAAACGCTTAACATTAAATCCGCTTCTACGTAGGTTCCATAGCAACATACCTTTTGGATATAGTGCAGGATCTGGTGCATCTGGGTCTAGATAATCACTAACTAGTAATTCTGCAATAGTTGCACTCGGTGCATCATCAGCAGTTCCGCCTGTATCGCCATCACGTGCATCAGCAAATAGTACACCGTTTTCAGTAGTTTGATCTGCTTTATCAAGCAAGATCCACTCATTAAGTGTATTGTTCCATCTGTAAATAGCCGGATAGTTTTCAACGTCTGCTGTACTAACCCAGATATCGCCTTCTACTAGTGGTGTTTTAGCAACATCATTTTGTGTTGTAGGAGCAGTTGCACTTACAATCGGGCCGCTAGCATTAGTGTTACTATATGGACTGTTTGCATGGTTTAACCCAACCCAAGATGTTCCACTGTGTACCATAATGTCAACTTCGTCGACTACTGAGCTATACCATAGTGCGCCTTGTGCAGGTAAGTTTAATGGCTCTTCGCCTGACGCTGTATAAACAAGTGGCATCCAGTTTGAAGCTACTAATCCAACATCATTGGCGCCTGCATAAAGATTAGCAGTATTTGCTGCACTAAATCCGTATAGTGCTAATCCACCGTCAGTGTCAACGATCTTAATGTCGCCGCCTAATTTGTGTTGAATTACAACTCTATTTTGTGCGTCAACCAGTGCTACAACATTTGTCATACCTTTTGCGTTAATTGCTGCTGCAATTAATTCTGCATCAGTAGATGCACCGGTTGTGGTAACTTCTACACCAAAAGCTGTACTCAATGCTGCTGTATTTGCTCTAGTTTCTTGTAGTGTAAATGTATATGTAGCTGCTGTAATGCCAGTAACTACTGAACTAGTAACACTAGTTGCACCTGCTGATGCACGAGTGTATACTTTATAATTTCCGATTGGGTTAGCAAGTTCGTCTACATTAACTTTTACATATAGCTGTCCTGCTAGTAGATTTGCGCCGCCACCTGTTTTATCAAGACCGTAAATTGCAGCGCCTGCTGTAGTATACAACGGTGCTGACACTGTTGACCACAGTTGTGTAGATGTACTATACTGTTTAACGCTAATATTCGCGCCGCCGTTTGGTGTTGTAGTCTTAATCCAAATACTGCCGCTTGGTGCTGGGCTTGTATCGCCTGTCTTAAACTCTGGAACACTTGTATGTGGGGCAAGTTCTATTCTAGCTGAACTATAAGTTCCTGCTGTTAGACCTAAGTCTGTTAACAAATCACCTGTACCAGTTGCTAATGCAACTTTACCGTCTGCTACTGAGCCATTCGATTCACTTAAACTATTTGCATAAATTTCAATTGAACCATCAACTAGTGCTGCTGTTACACCTGCAATGCCTGCTGCATTGATAATTGTAACTAATGCTGCAATGTCTGTACCAGCCGCTAATGGAACATCTGTAGTATTAATAGTAATACTATCACTAGTAGTTAATGTAGGATTTGATGCTGTGCCGCGTGTTGCTGCCCAGCTTGCTTTCCATGCATCACTACCGACTTCTACCCAAGTACCTGTGTTAGTTGCTCGTTGAGCAGTTGTACCAAATCCCGGTGTTTTGTAGTACAATCTATTCATTGTATCGTTTGCATCTACAGCATAATCGCCTATTGCTCCAATTGAAGCTTTAGGTGCGTTACCTGCTGTATTTCCAATTAAGTCAGTTACTACTGTTATTACTGTTGGAGATTTTGATGTAAAAATCTGTCCGCCGATGACATTAATTCCTGAACCGTTCCACTCAAGGATACCGTAGTTACTAACATTTGTATCTAACCAATATGCGCCATCAGCTGCTTCTCCGCCTGGTGCTGTTGCACTTGCTTCAAGTTCTGCTAGATCTAAGTCTGCACGAACAACATAAGCACGGTTGCTTACGCCTAGTGTAGAATAAGCAGCTTGTAAACCGTATTCGTTAAGTTCACCTCCGTGAATCATGTTGCCGTTGTTATCGCTGTAAAATAGAGGATCACCAAATGTTTCACCAAGCTCGCGCTGACTAGTGATTAAATATGGTTGACCTGCGTTTGCCTTTAATGTACCTGGTGCTGTTCCTGTGCCGCTGCTTCTAGTTTTATTGCTAGCCGAAGCTACAAAGATCATAGGTACCGTTCCAGCCGCTGCTGGAGTGTAGAATGATTCGTCAATTACATTGACTTCTACGCCGGGTGATACTAATGCCATGTTATTTCTCCTGTAGGATGGTAATAAATCTTATACAGTATTTATTATATTAAACTTAAATCACCCTATAATATACCAGTAAAAAGGGACCGAAAAGGTGAGGTAAATAAGAGTATGCGTCCTTTATGTAAATGTGGGCAAAGACCTGCGGCAATAAACTATAAAAAAGATGATAAAACTTATTATCGAACGCTGTGCGAGCGTTGTTTGCGCAACGGTGTAGGTCACGGTATTCCTAAATGGAAGCAAAAAGGATATGAGAAAAAAGACACTTGTGAAAAATGTGGCTTCAAATCAAAGCATTCAGAACAATTTAATGTGTTTCATATCGATGGAAACTTAGATAACTGTCGCCCTAGTAACCTAAAAACTATCTGTGCTAACTGTCAACGGACTCTTCAAAAAGAAGGTGTCCGTTGGAAGCAGGGAGACTTAGTCCCCGATTTCTAAAGATAGTGCGCATTAGAACATCTACATTCATTTCTAGTCTTTCTAAATCGCCATTGTTATCAATAGTATAGTCGCACATCCATTGTTCAATGCTCATCGAGCTAGGATCTTCTGTAGGCAAATGATCTGAACGATCTACCCAAATTGCAACATCAAAAATTTCTTCATTCTGCATTGCAAAGAATTCGCGACGATTGCGAAGTCCACAGTAAATCTGATGATCCTTAAACAAGTTGCGCCCTAGACGTGCTAGATCATCTTTGCAATAATCATGAATCATATTGTACCATTCAGTGCGATGGTTGTGTCGGTCTGCATAACATTCTTCTTCGTCTGCATATCCGTACTTGTCTTTTAGCTCGTCAAAAATAAACAGCTCACTGCAAAACTTTGAACTAGATTCAAACTTATAACCGTAATTTTGTAAAATTTCGCAGACAGTGTCTTTACCGTGACGGCCATGACCCACAACTAGTAACTTAGGTAACATATAATATCATCTCCTTAACGAATATGTATATTATAGCACCTTATAGTTGTTTGTCAAGAACTTTTTGATAGGCTTGTTCGAACCCTTCTTCGTGAATTGATGCTTCGTGATTGCCCCACAGTCGTTTAAAATATCCGTCTGCTGAAGACATTATAGTATTATGGGGTGCTTGGAAATGTCCCTTAACTAACCAAAACATTCTGTATGCTTCTTTTTGTGTCATACTGTATTTACAGTATAGCTAGATTATAGCGCAAACATTAGCCAATTGTAAAGCCGTATCCAGTACCACCTGCTTGTGCCATTGCTACTTCGACTTCAAGTTTTTCCATCTCAGCTTGTGCTTCTGCTTTGAGAGAGTCGCCATTGAGTGTGCTTCCGCCTTGTGGCCCTGCAATCGTAGCGAACTTTGAACGTGCTTCGCCTAGCATATACTTACAACTTGCAAGCGTGTAATCTTTAATCCATTGTGCAGCTAGATAATCTAATAAAAGTTCACTGTCTGGACGATAGTTATAACAATATAGCATTAATGTTTCTTCTGCTCTTGGACGTTGCAGCAATGTTAATTTTTTGCTTGTATTGTTCCATTTAAATTCAATAAAGCTACCAAACATACGACCTACTAGTTCTTGATGCTGAGCAAACATGTCATATGTTGCTAGACCGCCTAATTTAGAGCCCGACAACAAATATGTATTTGTATATGCGAGGTTAAACGGTTCAAACAAACTCCCGCCATCGCCGCCGCCTGTGCGCGAACCTATTGATCTACGGAACATTTTACGTACTTCAATGACCTCGTTTGGCAAAACATATTCGTTTTGATCAATAACAGTTGGCAGGAACAAATACGATTCTTCCACTGAATGTTCACTACGCTGCCTATAGCGTGTAAGTGCCTTTTTAAGTGCAGTTTCGTAATGTACTGGATCGAGTTCTACATCAACCATTCCGCCGCCTAAGAATGCGTTTACATAGTCAAATATTTCTTGTTTTTGAGTTGCTAAATTTGCCATATCGGTTCTCCAATAGTATTTATCGTAACTGTTATCTTAACGATAAATATGTATAACGAATAGGAGAATAGCTATCCCTCGCTTATCATTATACAAGCCGGAACGCGGCAACGATTATCATTTTATAGACAAGCAAGTTTATGAAATGTTTACCATCGGCGGCACAGATGTCAATATCCACAAGTTCCTTGGAGCAGAAAA